GCCGAAATGGCAGGGGAAATCAACTTTTATAGTCCATGTGAACAAAGTTCCGAGACCACGGGCCCCGTTGGTACACTTTATATACCATCCCCAAGCAATAGTAGGGAATGTATTACACTTTTATGCGCGTAAAAACGGGATATTTTCCACTTTTATGCGCCTAATATGTTAAGATATTTACATTTTTTGTACATATCTATCACTTTTAGGTGGTAATTTCCCGTTTTCTTAACACATACATGTGATAAACCATGAACCTCCTCCCCCAGCAACGGAAGAAACGTGAACTCTCCGACAAACAACAAGCTTTCCTCACCGCGCTCTTCGAGAATGGCGGTAACTTCTCACGCGCATGTGAAGTGTCGGGTTATTCGCAAGGGTCCATCGGGTACCTCAAGGAGTCTCTTGCCGACGAAATTATCGACGGAGCACGGAATATTCTTGCAGGTGGTGCTCTCAAGGCCGCAAATAAGCTTGTCGCGACCATTGATGCACCAGAAATCGAGCGTGGAGATAACATACGGCTCCAAGCCGCTGAATCTCTCCTCAACCGAGTGGGTCTCGGGAAGAAAGAAACTGTGGAGCACAACGTCCAAGCTATACATGGGGTGGTACTACTCCCCCCGAAGAAAGAGATGGTTGTAGAATCCGTTGACTGAAGAAGTTGAAGCCCCAAAACGTAAGCGGGGACGTCCCAAGAAGGACCCCAACGCCCCAAAAGCTCGCTACAATCTATCTACTGCGGAAAAAGCCCGTCGAGCGGCCCAAGCGTCGATACGTCGGTCTAAGAAAGAGGCTGAGAAGAAGCGAGCCGCCGCAACTAAACAAGCATACAGAGCAAGTGTAAGAGAAAAAGCCGCCTCCAAGGTCGAAACAGCCCTACAGGGCGAGAAATCCAGAGTAATCGACCAAGGAGACTTGAATGTTTTACCACAAGCTGTTTCAGATCTCGTTGGCGAGTCTGAAATCGTATTCAAACCGAATGAAGGACCTCAAGAAGAGTTTCTTAGTGCTCCCGAGCAAGATGTTTTGTATGGCGGGGCGGCAGGAGGTGGAAAAAGTTTCGCTCTTCTTGCTGATCCTCTCCGCTACTGTCACAACCCTAACCACCGTGGGCTTCTTCTACGCCGTACTCTCGACGAATTGACTGAACTCATATCAAAGTCGAAACAACTGTATCCCAAAGCGTTTCCCGGTGCCGTATTCCGTGAAAGTAAGTCGACGTGGGTCTTCCCCTCTGGGGCTACTATATGGTTTTCCTACCTCGATAAAGACAAAGACGTAACACGCTATCAGGGCCAAGCCTTTAATTGGATTGCCATCGATGAAATCACCCAGTATCCTACCTCCTACGTATGGGACTACCTCCGCTCTCGTCTACGGAGTACCGACCCAGAGCTCTCCCAGAACCTCTCAATGCGCTGTACAGCAAACCCCGGTGGTGTCGGAGGCTGGTGGGTCAAAAAAATGTACATTGACCAAGGCGATCCCGGAAAACCATTTGTACCACGAGACGTCGAGTCTGACAAACCCTACGTATACCCGGAAGGACATGCAAAGGCAGGAGAACCGTTGTACTGGCGGAAGTTCGTCCCAGCCCGACTTACTGACAACCCGTACCTTATGCGGGACGGCCAGTACGAAGCCATGCTCCTCTCCCTCCCAGAGGTGGAGCGAAAGCGTCTACTCGAGGGGGACTGGGATGTTGCAGAAGGTTGTGCATTCCCAGAGTTCCACAAGTTCAAACACTGCGTTGACCCATTTGAACTTCCAACAAATTGGCCGAGAATCAGAGCCGCCGACTATGGCTACGCAAGCCCTTCGTGCGTACTCTGGGGTGCAATCGATTGGGACAACAACATATGGGTCTATCGAGAACTTTACGTAAAACACTTTACAGCAGAGCAATTAGCCGCTAAAATAGTAGAATTAGAGGAGTGGGACCCCGCACCTCACTACGCCGTGCTCGATAAATCGTGCTGGAACCGCACAGGATACGGGCCTTCCATAGCAGAAACGATGATACGCGCAGGTTGTCGCTGGACACCGTCAGACAGTAACCGTATCGCAGGTAAGATGGAAATCCACAGCCGGCTTGGGGATAACCAGTTCACTGGAGAACCTACTGTCAAGTTTTTTAATACCTGTACAAACATAATAAAACAGCTAGCTGGCATACCTCTATCAAAAACAAACTCTGAAGATGTAGACACGAAAGCAGAAGATCACGCATACGATGCGTTACGATACATGCTAATGACTCGCACATCTGGTTACGTCTCCATCCACAAATCTCTAAACGACATCAAGAATAGCACGTTTAAGCCACAAGACGCAACATTCGGATACTAAATGGCACTATCAGAAGACCAGTTTGCAAAAAAAGCGAAAGCCGGCACTTTAACGGTGATGGAAGCAATTGATTTTGCTCTCGAACGTAAGACAATCAACAAAAGTGCCGCCTCTAAGTTACGAACTCTACGAAATCAGTGGGAAGCAAAAGGCTGGGATAAGGATCTTACACTTGCTGACATGCGTAAAGAAGAGAACCACTCTCGTCTTTTAAAAGAAGTCAACAAGCAAGCTAACTACATGGATCACTGGGCGAGTTTAGAACGGAATATATTTCCGACGCTAAGCCGCTACAACCTGTTAAACGTTACAGCAGAAGCAGGTGATACGCTATACCCCCGCATCATTGGATCGGAAGGGGTGGATGAAGCGATCTATAACCTCGGTAGCCCTCAGCGGATAGGGGTAGGTCAAACACGTGAAATGCAAGAGCTTCTGCCTCAAGCGGAAATTGAAAAGCTCTACGCCGAAGCACTCCCAGAGATACGGGCAAAGCATGGTGACACAGTAGCTGATCTCGCACTCTACCACAAAGCAACATTTCAGCGTCCCGGACAACTCGTTAGTGATGGCTCAGCAGACACGTCTGCAATTAAAAAGTCAGATGTTAAGATTACCGCAACACATATAGAAATAAAGGGTATTACTGTTGGCACAGGCCGGTCTAGTAAAACCCGACCTGCCGTTAGTTATCCTAAAGGGTCGGCAATGGCTGATCTGGTATTGAGGAACCTCGAAAGAAGTACCTCCGAGTTTTTGTTCGACACAACAGCAGATGCCTATAACAAAGCATTCAAGGAAGTCTTGAGTCCTCGCTTGATGGCGTACGCAGATGTCTTGCCTTTGTACGACAAGCTAGACCCATCAAAAGGACCTTACATCACTCCCGGTGTTGTTCGCCACTTTATGTCGAAAATGGTGGCCGACGAGTTAAAATACCCAGATGATGTTGTTGAAGGTTTGATGGGACATAAGAGTGTCAACTCTTCAACTTTCCGTAAACACTACGCGGGTAACAAAGCTATTGAAGGTGTCGGGGCTATCCTCAATAACCTTTACGTCGGAGAAACAGCACAAGCACGTGGTTTTGGTGGCACCGAAGTCCGGGGCTTTGATAGTCCCTTAACGGAAGAAGAACAGCGTGAACTGAACGCAGAGCAAGTCGCACGATCAAAAAGAAATACTGCAAAGTACACGAGTGAAGCCCTCGAAAAAAACAAGCAGAATCTCGATTTTCTAAACAGCGAGGATGGTAAAAAGTTAATTCAACAGCAGTTTGATGAAGCGAAACGTCAAATTGATGAGAAAATTGTTCTCGAGAAATACGAAAAAGAACAACGTGCTTTGATCCTCGGAGAGACCGAAGGACAGCCTAGCCCTGATATTGAGTACGATGACGATAAGAAGAGCGGGTTTATGAAGATGCTCGATTGGTTTGATAACCTACCGGGCGGAACAAAACAAGTAATTTCACAAGCACCTCTGGCTGGAACACTTGTAGGCGGTGCTCTTCTTTCTCAGGATATCCAAGCGGATTACGCAAAGGGAGAGGGAGTACTCGGTACACCTCCTCAAGTTTCTGCGGGTATTCGCACAGCTAAATTTGCCGCCGAAGAGTTTACTCCACCCGGAGCCTTGATTGGGATGGCAGAATCACAGGCAACAGCCACAAAAGAACGAGGCACAGAGTTGCTAGAAAAATCAGTTGACATGACTGAAGATGAATTGCTACGTAGTTTCGGACAGTTCGGTTCCGAAGTTCGTGGTTATTAATAAAACAAGGAGAATAAAACATGAAGTATGCAAGTTCAGACATTATGAACGCAGACAAAAAAGGCATCGACTATAACTGCGGCGAGAACAACCTTTACCGTGAGGGAATGGACTTTGACACAGTTGCTAAGACTGAGTCTTTAATCGAAGCAATGCCTAAGACAAAGAAAGAGTCTTTGGACCAATCTATCCTAAACTCTGACAAGCAGTCTGCACTTTAATAAAACCCGACAAGGTAAGTAGTTATGTCCCAAGAGGGCTTTTTACAGTCTGCGGATGATGGGCAGGTCGAAATTCTCGATCCAGTCTCAGAAATGCCGGGACTGGCTGGTCACATCCAAAATAAGTTTCAAGATTCTGAAAACGGAAGACGTACGTTTGAACAACGCTGGTTGCAGGCGTATAAAAACTTCCGTGGAATCTACGATTCTTCTACACAGTACCGCGATTCAGAAAGGTCCAAGGTATTCATCAAGATTACCAAGACTAAGGTGCTCGCGGCGTACGGACAAATTATTGACATCTTATTCGCCAATAAAAAGTTCCCAATTGTTGTAGAGAGCTCTCCTGTTCCAGATGGAATTGTTGAGTTTGCACACTTAAAAACGCCTGCTGATCAATTACAAAGTCCGTTTGGATTTCCGGGAGATGGCTTAGACCTAGAGCCGGGAGAGACTGAGGTTAATGTTGGTAAGTACAGCCAAATGGCAGACCAACTTGCTGAAGGCCCGTCAAAAGTAGGAGAACCTCAGTTTAAGCCGGCAGAAGAAGCCGCTCGAAAACTCGAAAAGCACATTCACGACCAGCTACTAGACACGAACGCTGTAAATGTCTTACGTAACGCAATCTTTGAAGCTTCTTTACTAGGCACCGGCATTGTTAAAGGGCCGTTTAACCACTACAAGCGTGTCCATCGTTGGGAGCGCGGAGAAACCGGAGAGCGGGAATACGTGCCTACGGAAGAAGTTGTTCCGAGGATTGAGCACGTTTCTATTTGGGATTTTCATCCAGATCCTTCCGCAACAAGTATCGAAGACTGCGAGTATGTAATTCAACGACACCGTATGAATCGCCAGCAATTACGCGCCCTAATGAATCGCCCGTATTTTAATGGGACGGCCATTGAAAACACACTCGCAAAAGGCCCTAACTACGAAGACAAGTACTACGAAGATACCATTCGTGAAGATGATACTGAACCCTACTACCAAGAAAATCGTTTTGAAATCCTCGAATACTGGGGCGTTCTCGATGCCAAGTTTGCCCGTGAAGTAGGAATGGAAATACCTGACTTTGTGTCAGAATTAGACCAAGTGCAAATTAACGCATGGGTATGCGGCACTGAGGTCCTCCGTTGTGTTCTTAATCCCTTCACACCTTCGCGTATTCCGTACCACGCATTTCCTTATGAGATCAACCCCTACCAAATCTGGGGTGTAGGCGTGGCAGAGAATATGGAAGATGCTCAGATGCTGATGAATGGTCATGTCCGCATGGCTATCGATAACTTAGCTCTGGCGGGCAACCTCGTATTTGACGTAGACGAAGCGAGTCTCGTTCCCGGCCAGAACTTCGATATCTTCCCCGGAAAAGTTTTTAGACGTCAATCCGGAGTGACGGGTACAGCAATCAATGGGTTGAAGTTTCCTAATACTGCACCCGAAAACATCCAAATGTACCAGATATCTCGCCAGCTAGCGGATGAAGAGACAGGTATCCCATCAGTCATGCACGGTCAGACAGGTGTGACTGGAACTGGGCGTACATCTTCTGGTCTATCTATGCTGATGAGTGCGGGCAACATGTCCGTCAAGACTGTAGTAAAGAACATTGATGACTTCTTGTTAAAGCCAATCGGTGAAGCATACTTCCAATGGAATATGCAATACAACGACAAGGCCCCTGACATCGTCGGAGACCTGAGCATTAAGCCTCGGGGTACCTCGGCAGTCATGCAAAAAGAAGTCCGCTCACAGAGGCTTACAACGCTTCTCCAGACGGTTGCGAACCCGATGCTCGCTCCGTTCATTAAATTACCGAACCTCGTTAAAGAATTGGCAATCTCTCAAGACATCGATCCTGAAGAACTCGTCAACGATATTAACGAAGCACAGTTGTACGCACAAGTACTACAAGGACTTCAGAATGCTCAACAAGGAACAGGCCCAGAAGGTGGGCCCGCTGGTCAACCACCCGCAGGCATGGGAGGCCCTGACCAGTTACCTGATGGACCTCCACCAAGTGACGCTTCGGGGGTTGGTAACAGCACAATCGGAACGGGAAATGTTCCAGTTGCAGGGGAAGATGGTTTTACTGGAAACCCTCCTGAACCTCAAGTCTAACCACCAAAGCGTGGTAGACGCGGAGAAATAAGAAGAGATGGGGTGGAACGGAGACTACGAATCAGAAGCGTACGGAGTAGATAGTTCTACCTCTAGTACCTCTACGTCAACGAGTACCGACAACGGAAACGACAACGATTTCTTCACCGGTACTTTTGACGACCCCGGCGAACCGGGTTTCTCTGGTCCTTCTTATCCCGGACAGACAGGATTTGACTCCGACGGAGATTTTTACTCTGCCTTTGACGTAGGAATACCTACAGACGACTACATTCCCGGATGGTCAGTGCTTGGGTACCCCGGACCTTCGTATGATCAACCACAAGATATGTTCGATGTTGTGGGCGACTACTACAGCAACATTATGGGCATGGGCTTACCGGAGTCAGGAGGCGACTCTTCTGGTGGTTTAGCTCCGCCGAGTTCTGGAGGTGAGAACTTACCGACCAGTTATTACACAGAAGCGGGTATCCCCGTTACTGACTACAGTATGACACGGGAAATGATTGAAACCGGCTACCGTACTGTCGGGTTCCAAGGGCTCATGGAGCCTGCGAAAATTGGGCCTAAAGCCGCCGTCGATTTCCCGGAAGAATATTACACGTCGACATTCTTGTCGCGTGAAAAACAACTTCGTGCTTCAAAGCGAATGACAGATGTTGAAGCGCAAGCTTACGCAGACTATCTCGGCCTTAGTGTTGAGATCGAAAAGCGAGAAGAGATTACCGGAAACGTTGTCGAACGAGCACTCGAAACTGTTGCACGTTCTTTTGCGGATCAACTTAGCGCACGTTTTGGGGCACCGGCCGCAACTCCTTATGTCGCGGGCTTACAAGAAGACTACCTCGGTAAGGTCACTGATGACTACGCTCTCACGGATTTTATCGGGAACGTTATTGGTATGAAAGTTCCCGGCGGTGGAGAAGTTGACACTGCTCTTTCAGAAGACATTACCGGTCGCGGAATGGGAGAAAGGATTAGCCAAACTGGTACAACTACGTTTGGCGACACTAGCGTTATCGGTACCCCTCAAGAGATTGAGCAAATGTGGGCCGACGCACGTGCTGAAGCAGATGCAGAAAGAGCTCGTGGTGGAGATGGCCCTACAGTAACAACAACAGTCAGCCCTGTTGGGGCGGCCCTCACAAGACCGCGCAGTCGTTTATTACGTAGTTTCTTAGGCGTAGCAGGACCGCGAATTTACCCTTTGTTTTATAGAGAAGGCGGAGTAGTGCAAAAGAAAGCAGTAGGCGGAGAAACATTAGATCAACAGATGCAGGGTGCAATGCAAGAACCTACATCTGGGGACGGTCCTACAGGTTTTGTAGGAGACCGCCCAGAAAACTTGTCTGAAGCAAAGACGGTTGCTGATGATGTGCCTTTAGAAGTCGAAGAGGGTACATTTATTATCAATGCGGCCGCTGTAGAATTTGCAGGATCTGAAGACATCAAACAAATGATTCTTGATGCAATTTATGAAGCAAGGGCTCAAGGTGTTGACATTTCAGGGGATGAGAATAAAATAGAGAGGGAGAGAGCAGTATCTTTACTTGTTTCAGAAGGTGAAGTTGTTGTTCCTCCTCTGTTAGCTAAAATTATTGGATACGACAAACTTAATAAAATCAACAACCGTGGCAAACAGGAAGTTGAAAAGCGTGTCGAAGAGAATGGTCAAAGCCCAGAAGCTGAAGCTCTAGATGAACAACCAGCTAATCCCTCTGAAGGGATGGCTATGTCCGAGGGAGGTTTCACTGGTTTTCTAGACACAGTAGCTTCATTTGGTGCGGGACTGGTAGGTCTTGGAGATGCGTACGACGTAAAGCAAGAGGCAGGTAAGTACGCAAAAAAAGCCGCAGAACGAGAAGGGACTGACGCTGTCGAAAATAAGTTTGATGCGATCCGTCATATTGGCGGCACGATGGCTCTTTACAACAAGTACCCAGAAATTGTTGCCGGTAGTTTACTTGCAGTAAATGAATTTCTGGGCGAAGGCGGGGCTTCACAAGATATGGATGAAGCTAATAACGCCCTTGCCTTGGATCTTTACAAAACTATCCCGCAAGATAGACGCTCA